CGCCCCCGACGCGCTCGCCCGCCACTTCCGCCAAGCCCTCGAACTTTTACGAGGGCCCTCTCACGCCGTCGCCAGGATGGTCGCCATAGGGCAGTATGATGGGAAGATACGTTGTCCCACAATTCACACTGCCGCGACCAGCTGGGTGAGCCGTGCGGCCACGCAAGCGATATTGCCGATCGCTCGCGCGCCCACGTGCATGAGAGGTGCGCCGGGACGTGATGGCACCCACCTCAAGTGGCCAACCACTATGTCGTTCAACCGACTAGGCGCACTCGTCGAAACGCCCTGCCTCGCAGGTGCGCTGCATTTCGACGACGTGCACGTAGTCGCCTCCGACGACGATCACGAGCTTGTGGTCTACAGTGTAGACTACTCGTCATCCACGGATCCTCTCTCGATCCCAGTGGTGAAACGAGTCTTACACAAGCTGATCGATCTCGGCGGAAGAACGATGCCAGAGTGGTTGCCAGAGGCCATTGAGCTCCTTGTACGCCCGTACCGCCTGCTTAGGCAGGACGGGGCACAGGAAGGGCTGTCGCTATGCGGCGCCTTAATGGGACTCGGTGTTGGCTGGGCTGCGCTCCACACACTCAACGGTGCAATAGCCGTTGGCTGTGGAGCCCCGTGCTCCAGTTTCGCGGTCTGCGGTGACGATCTTGTGGCTCTCTGGCCACGGGGACTCGTCAAGCGCTTCGAGGCCGTCGTGAGGAGATTCGGTCTTGTTCTCAACAAGGCCAAATCCTTCATCTCTCCTCACGCAGGCGTCTTCTGTGAAGCGCTCACGATTCGTGTGCAGACACGCGCGAAAGTGTCGTCAAGCAAGCACTCGCACGCCGGTGACCTTCCATCGGAACGTTGTTCGCAGTTACTAGAGTCCAACGACTCTTTCACTGTTACTACCCCGTCCCCGATGGAACGACTCATCGACCTTGCGGTGCGTCGCATGACGCCTCTGGAGGATGCGGGCGTTCCGAGCTCGAGATGCTCGGACCGCCTGCCAACCGATCCCACCCCTACCTTCCCAGGTAGGAGCGCCGGCGAGGCAGAAATTGGCGGGGGTAGTCACCTGCGGCTGACCTTTGATAGGATCATCCACCCCAGCGTACTGATCGGCGGCGTGGTTCAGCCAGACCCCGACGACCCCCACGAATGGGAGGGCGTCAGGACCCAACACGCCATAGGCTCGTCACCCGACACACTCTCGTCCGTACAAACCGTGTACGCGACTCAAAAGAGTGCCGGATTCTCAGCCCAGGCGTGGGACGAACCACACATTGCCGAAGCAGTCGCCGTGCGCGCGACCTTAGCGCGCTCCGCGTTATCTGCCGTCGATCGGACGGACGCCGTACGGTGGGACTATGCCCTTCTCGACGTACGACGCGCGGCCGACCGACTCCGCCCTTCCGAGGCACTTCATCCGAAGGCCTCAATTCCAGCAGCTGGCCCCCTATACCTAGGGGGTCCAGGCACACAAGGTGGAGACATGACGCTCGTCGACGTCGCCCGCTATGCCCTCTATGGCGCGCTACCTCTTTGCAAAGGTGGACGCTCCAAGAAAGCAGCAGAGGCAACAACGGCGCTCAACATGCTCCAACGCTTTCCCACAAC